TATCGCGATCCTTGCCATGGCTATAGCATACTTTATTTATGCGTTTGCGGTCGATGTGTTGCACCTTTCTTTTGGTGGTGGTAGTAAAGATGATGGTTATTTCATACCTTAGGGGTAATACCCATGTTAATGTTTAAGAAAAAAACGTTGCCAACAGTCTATAAGAATTACGACGCATTATTATTTTTGCCCCCAGCCATAGTCAGCATTGATAAAAAAACGAGGATAATAGAAAAAAATGGCGTACATGTTGCTATAATGTATTCGGAAACTAGCGGTATTTCTGTGATGATGGATTTGCCCATTGATTTTCTGAAATTATACTATAAGATGACTACACAAGTAAATCAGGGGAACCCCAGTGACAGGATAGTTTATTTTGCAATAGTTTACATTTCTCCGCAAGCGTATGCAAGAGAAAGAGCAAAAGTACTAAAAATGAGTGCGAACACTAAAAAGAAGTTTTTCATCTTCCCAAGGTGGATTTGGCTCAACCTGGAACGTCATAACGATGCGATGAATTATTTCGTCATAAACAAATTTGAAGACGATGACCCTGCAAACTATTCGAAGGAATTCGATACATTCGGTGCCGTTGGGATTACCTTCAACAATTACTTTATTTTCGCTAGTGTTGCGAGGAAGGAGTACATAGCTTCTATAAATAAACAAATATCCCTCGGTGTGGGGGTGGGGTTATAATGTCTCTCTCATATTTACAATCACTCGTTGGGAAAAATGTGATATTATTCAACTATCTACGTAATGTATTCAAAAATAAAATATACAAAATAGTCGAAAGGGAGAATGAATATACTCTTTATATCGATATGGGGATAGCTAGCAGGTTACAGCACAGGATCACGTACCCTGGGATTTACTTCATTACGGATGTAATGATACAAGGTACCAACTATGTAATTTTTCTAAAAAAACAGGTCGACCTAAAGAAGTTTGCAATAGTAAGCTCGGTAACAACTTCTGAATATTACATATCTTCGTACCGTAAAATACAGTATAAAACTGATGAGGGGTACATATTCGACGCTTTAGAATTCGATATAGGCGGGTTTAAGCACCTTACGTTTAACTATAATAAGTGTATTATAGCGAAAGCGAAAAAGACTGGACATAAGCGTATTGCGTTATGCCTAGGTGATAGTGTTATAATTGAAGATATAAACAATATTTCGTGCATTGACTGTGACTGGTTTACGGTTGAGTAGGGTGATGGACAATGGTATATAATAAAAAAGACGAAGTCCCTTCTGCTGAGCAATTCCAATTTATTGTGTATAAAGAGGTATGTATGGGAAACAGTAGTATGGTATATCCTACCCTAGCCATAGAGAGGCTGAACACTGTAATGCTTACCTATTACAGTGACGAGATAGAAGAGCTATGGAGGGAATTAGTTCTAAAAAAATATGAGAACGCGACATCTGAGGACGAACTGAGGCAGATCCTAAAAATCGGTTGCGATATAATGTTCATCGTAATGAATGCGTCTGGTGAAGATGTTAAGCCGTTGGTAACGAAAATACTAAATAGCACAAGGAAAAAACATCTGTTTTATGTCAACGAGGAAGCACTTGTGACTGAAAGTTCGTATCTCATAGACGTACTGACAAAATTCGTTAACCCCAATGGGTTTGACGTACTCACTGTACTAAGCATACTAAAGGACGTACAAATTAGGACGGCTACTATGATTAGCAGTATTAAGGGAACGTCGTTATATCAGACACTTGTCAGCGAATTAGGCATCGATGAAAATACTATTGAGAAAAAATGCACGGCAAAATACTATAGGGAATGCGTAACTGAGAAGAAAACGCAATTGTTGAAAGCGTTACAGTTCATCAGGATGAATATAAACATTCCACGTTAAAGCTACAAGGATTTTTCAGTTCTAATAATACAAACAGCTGTTTTAAGACTCTGTCCTTCCCTCATCGCCCTCCGTCACCTTGTTTACTGCCTAATTGGTTGGGGAAGAGAGTTTTAAATACCGGTTTGGCATAAAAATGTACTGACCAAAAATGATTGATCTTATAAGATATGAAAGAAGAGTCAGAATAAATGATGACATTATCACGATGTATCCGTTAGATGTATTTCTCTCTTATCTTCTTTCTAGATCCGTTGTGAGTGCAGGATTCAAATTTAACCAAGAATATTCAGGCAAGCGTCACGGCTCATTGATATTACTTGATTATAAGCCTATTGCATCATTTGAAACAAAATCTGAATCAGGATTTATGCCATTTATAATTGAAGTAAATAGTCCCTCTAGCATATACGATATCGGGTATCCAGCAAGCATAGAAGTAAATTATGTAAACAAAAACATATACCTCAATATAGCTGATCTAAGCAGAATGATCGAAGCAGATTTTAAAGTTTATAAAAAGGTTTTCTGTGTTAGTGTAATACAATTTACTACAGTTAAAGCTTTCGTTTTTGAGGCGATCGTAATAAAATACAAAAATATTGTTGACAGACGTTATGAAGATGAGCATAAGTTAGCTGAGACAAAAATACAAACGTTAATTGAGACGTTAGAGTCCACTAATCCTACAATCCGAGAAACTTTCTTGATCGAATATGGGTTATACTTTCTTCCTGACAGTAGCAATGATCTATACCCATACATTTTTTTAATCCCTAAGGAGATTGTAAATGAAATTTCTAATTACTTGTTAACTCTGTATCAACAAAATTATAGTATTTTTACAAAACTGCCTGCAGGATTTATACCTAATGAAAATGTACAGTCCCCTGAGTTGCAGAAATTCCTTGAAAAGCTACCACTAGACTTCATTACGGAAGCGGTCATAGGCACGTATGGCTCTCATCCTGCGATATTGTTACCAAAGAGAGATTACAACCAGTACCTCACAGGCAATGAACATTTGATCAACCTGGAAGAGAAAGTTGTGATAGTTTTTGGTAATCCTCAACAACAACAACAGAATGTAGGACAGAATAAGGAGGAAGGGAATAGTAATATTGACCTAAATAATATCGCAGAAAGGTTAGGTAAGGAAATCCAGTCTGTTTATGAATCAATAATTGAAGATTATTTCATAAACGATGAGGAAAAGAAGAATCGACTTGAGAAATTGAACAGTGTCCTAGATGAACTAGGCAAAGCAATATTGGACGCATTAAAAAGTCAAATCCCGTTAGACGCTAATCAGATAAGAAAATATGCAGAAGATATAGCTAAAAATGGTGGGTCATCATATATAAATAATTTTGAGTACTACATCGATTATTACGAAAATCATTTAACCACATCTGCAAAGCTTGAAATACTAGTCATGCTACTACATTCTATCGGAAACATAATGTATGATATAGGCAAAACAATAAAAGAATATAATTCGCTACAATTGACATATTAAATTCAAAACTTTTTTATAAAAAATGGGGGTTAAGGGGGCGGAAAGCCTCACCCCTTCTAGGGGCGGGGATGGATAGCCCCCTTATTTAAATCATGGTGTGAAATAAAAACTTCTCCTATTTTGTTCTGCAAACTAAGAATATTAAACTGTTTTGTTTACAAAGAAAGGGGGTTAAGGGGTCAGTTTTCCCAGTCAATTGGGAACGCATATATAAGCTTTATGCAAAAAGTTTAAATATAAATTCCCAGTCGACTGGGAAAATAATAAATGAAAATAAGGAGAAACCAAACCCCAAACAGAAATCCTTTTAACTATTAAAAAAATTTTGTTTTGCATGGAACGTATAGAAGTAGAAATCGATGATCCTGAAATTTTAGAATATATTAAAAAATTAGGTACAAATAACGTATATCTTGTTGGTGGCACTGTTAGGGACATCCTGACTGGTAAGAAGCCTAAGGATTTAGATTTTGTAGTCACAGATTTTGATAAAGCAATAAAGTTGGCAAAAGAGATGAACTTACCTATACACGAGGACGGCATACCTTTTGGAGTCCTTAGGATAGGAGATAAATATGATTTTGCGTCATTGAGGAAGGAGAGATATGAGACTGTTAGTAAGCCTACCGTTGAGCTTGGTGCTTCTTTAGAAGAAGATGCAAAAAGAAGGGATTTTACAATTAATGACCTCTATGGCAAGATAGTAGGTATTCACGGAAATAAATTGATAATGGAGATACTTGATTTCAATAACGGTTTGGAGGATCTACGCAATCATACGTTAAGATTTGTAGGAAACCCGCAGGAGAGAATAGACGAGGATCCGCTTAGGATACTGAGGGGGATAAGGTTTATCCTTTACGGCTATAAAATGCCCCCAGACCAACTAGAAATTATGAAGAAGAACGTTGATAAGCTGGGTGGGTTACCTATAGAGAGAATAAGGGATGAGATACTGAAAATACTAAAGGTTAACCCTGCGGAGGGGTTTGAACTACTCGACGAGTTCGGTCTGTTAAAATATCTCTATGGAGAACATTACGAGGCATTAATGAATACCTATCACGATTACAGGGGTTCACACCACGGTGAGAATGTTGTAGAGCATACATATGAGGCGTTAAAGAGACTTAGAAACCCAGACATTGAAACGATATTAGCAGTAATCTATCACGATGTAGGCAAACCTTATACCATGAGCGAAAAAAACGGGAAAATAATGTTCATAGGTCATGCTGAAAAGAGTGCAGAAATTGCAAAAGAATTAATGAAGAGACTAAAGTTACCTAACAACCTAATAAAGGACGTTTCTAACTTAATAGAAATGCACATGGACTTCAATCTAGCACAGAATAACGAGAAGAACCAGGCACAATTAATTACTAAGTTAATGCCGTTATATGATTGGAACCCTGAGAAAGTAAGGGAGATATATAAGAAACTAATAGAGCTATCTCACGCGGATACAGGGAGTGAGAATATACTTAACATGTCCGACAGGATAACAAAACCGATTGTAACAGGAGAAGACATAATAAATACTTTTGGTGTGAGCGGGAACATAGTGATGCATTTGAAGGAGAGAGCATATACTCTGCAACTGCTAGGATATGACAAAGACGAGATAATGAAGATGTTGAAGGGTGATAATAAATTATACGAGTTTAAGAAGCTGTTAGAAAATTGGAGCTGAAGAGCATTCCAGGGCAGAGAGGAAGTCAGTTCGAAAAAAGAATTTATCTTATATTGTATTTGTTTAGTTTTTTGGATAGTTCGTCCAAAAAACGTTCCAAAAGACGTTTATCCATCATCAAAATGTCTGCAATATCATCAAAATATTCGTTCACGATGTCTTCTAGATCAGTACGATCAAACTGGACATCATAAACGTCAACGTCAACGTAATCTTTGAAGTCGTCACATAGGATCCCTTCTTGTTTATCGCAATAACAGTTCTCCTCTAATTTGTTGTATTTTATGAACACTGGGACTTTCATTTAGCTCACCTCGACGGCTACTAGCTTTCCACCTATTAATCTCGCTTTTATTGTGATCGTCGGCTCATTCCAACCATATACCTTGATCAGTATCGTGTTGCCGTCAATGATGAAGTAGTCATATTTACTCCACGTCCTCATGTGTTCGTTTAGGAATGATTCTATTAATTTTTCGACATCATCCCAATCTAGCTTTAATAGGTTTCTATGGGAAACACTTTCTCCTCCTTCTTGGTCATATGAAAATTCCTGAGCCATGTTTCTCACTATTTTTATACTATCAAAAAACTGGTATATAAACCTCAAACAGCTGTTTGTGAGGGCGAAATACGGGTCTGATCCCCCTGGGAGGGTGAGGGTTTCACTCCTTAATCCCCATTTAAAACTACGGAAAATATCGTAGTATTCTGTGCATATATAATTAGAGTATTATCGCATATGTATGATTTTACTTCTCCACCGTCATGTACCACTGTTATGCTTCCATTCACTGGATAGTATGGACAGTATAATGTCTGTTCTATCAGTGCTGTTCCGTTTACCATGATTTTTCCTTTTTGCACTGTCACATTCCCGTTATATAGTATCTGCCAACCGTATTCCGATATCCCATACGATGAGTTGTATATTACAGTAAAACTAGGATTTACGATCGGGTATATCGTACCTGCAGGGGCGAACCCGCTTATAGATAAGACAGCAGTTTGAGTACTGTACAGGTAGAACGTAATTACATAGGGAGAGTTTTGTGAAATGGCAACAGTAGGATCTGGGGCTGTAACGTTTACTATAACATATTCGTGCGGTTTTAGGATTATTATGTTTGGGTACCAACGATGACTGTTAATCACCGGCACCAATACATATGTTTTATTGGTAGGGTTTTGTATGCATATCGTTAGCACGTTGTACTTATTTATTTCTCCTACGTCGTAGAAATCCAGTACCTTTGCATGCAATTGTGGTTGATAGAAAAAAATAGAAAACATGAAAAGAGATGGTATTATAACTACTAACATTAGTACGATTTCAAACTTTTGCATCTTTCATCATCCATACTGCATATTGCAACGCAAAATAAAATGTAAAATACCCCAAATCTCTAAAAGAGAATATCCATATCAACGCTGGGAGACCCCAAGCTAATTCTTTCTTATTATTATATAGTAGGATTAATGCTAAAAGAGACACCTCAAGTGCGGTATACACGAATGAGGGGATAGGTAAGCCGAACGCGGTAAGAAGTGAAAATGAAACGCCCTGCTGTGCAACAGGTTGTGTAATAGTTATAACGGACGCAAGGTATTGTTTTGAAATGAAGGGTATTGATGAGAGCAGTAGCGGTAACGCGAATTCTGCTATCTTTCTAAGTTTCTGTCTTTCAAATTTAATTAGAAGAATAGCTATCAGTATCGCAAACTGCTTTACGTCTGCAGAGATCCCCAAAAGCAAGTATCTGAATCTCTCATTAAGTAGGGCAAGAAACGCAATGGAATACGCGAAAAGGTTCAGTTCTTGTCCTGTCGCAAAATCATACGAAAGTGCGGGAAATAGGAAAAAAGATGCGATGAAAGCGTTTTCGTGTCTTTTGAGGAAGGAATACGTAAAAGCTAAAACAGCTGTTATTACGTTTACTGTTTCAAGGTTATGCAAAACCGCAACGCTGATGAACGATAATGGGGGGTAAATATAGACGGTCGGCAGAAATGAGTTTGACGTAGTGCCGGTAACAACGTTATACGGAACGTGATATATGAAAAACGCTTTAGCCATTGAGTAAAGGTACGGATTTTTTCCGTCGAGGAATAAGT